GATGAGACATTCCTTTCCCATGTGGAAGGGATTATCGTGCTTTCAAGGGAAGAAATCGTCTTTGAGTTGAAGTGCGGACTGAAATTAAAGGAAAGGCTGGTGGGATAATGGCACATATACCCTACGGATACAAAATTGTGAATGGAAAAGCAGAAGTCGATGAAAAACAGGCGGAAGCAGTCAGAAAGCTGTTTGACGGCTACATTGCAGGACTTGGATTAAAGACTGCATCAGAGAATGCGGGTCTTGATATTTTTCATGGCAGTGCAGGCAGAATGTTAAGAAACAAGCATTATCTTGGGGACGAATATTATCTTGCCATTATCGACAGGGAGCGTTTTGATAAGGCGGAGGAAATCCGAATAGCAAGGGCATCTTCTTTGGGCAGGATCAGAGAACTACAGGTTGCACCAAAACCAATGGCAGATACAAGGTTTACCATGCCGTCTGTTGAGAGAAAATTTGCAGATCCATTTGAACAGGCAGAATATGCCTACAGCTTAATTGAAAGTGAGGTGACGATACTTGAATAAGAGTATCACAGTTATTCCGGCACGAAGGCGTGTGGGAAACACAGTAAACAAAGATGTAAAGCCGAAACTCAGGGTCGCAGCGTACTGCCGTGTCAGTACAGACAGCGATGAGCAGGCTACCAGTTATGATGCACAGGTGGAACATTACTCTAATTTCATACAGAAAAATGCAGAATGGGAGTTTGCAGGAATATTCGCTGACGATGGTATCTCAGGCACCAATACCAAAAAGCGTGAGGAGTTCAACCGCATGATTTCCGAGTGCATGGAAGGTCATATTGATATGATTATTACAAAGTCCATCAGCCGATTTGCCCGTAATACATTGGACTGCCTTCGTTACATAAGACAGCTGAAGGAAAAGAACATCCCCGTATTTTTTGAAAAGGAAAACATCAATACAATGGATTCTAAGGGAGAAGTTCTGCTGACCATCATGGCCAGCCTTGCACAGCAGGAGTCGGAATCCTTAAGCAAAAATGTAAAGATGGGGATGCAGTTCCGATTCCAGAAGGGAGAGGTGCAGGTCAATCATAATCGCTTTATGGGATATACAAAAGACGAAGATGGACACCTCATCATTGAGCCTGCCGAGGCAGAAATCGTCAAACGAATCTACCGAGAATACCTGCAGGGTGCAAGCCTAAAGCAAATCGGAGATGGTCTGATGGAGAATGGAATTTTAACGGGTGCCAGAAAGCCAAAGTGGCGTCCTGAATCAGTGAAAAAAATTCTTCGAAACGAGAAGTATATTGGGGATGCCCTTTTGCAAAAGACCTATACCGTGGATGTACTAACAAAAAAGCGAGTGAAGAATAACGGCATCGTTCCGCAGTATTATGTAGAAAACAGTCATGAACCGATTATTCCCCGTGACCTCTATATGCAGGTGCAGGAAGAAATGCTCAGACGAGCCAATCTTCATAGCGGCGCGAACCGAATGAAACGAGTCTACAGCAGCAAATATGCACTTTCCAGTATAGTGTATTGTTCGAAATGTGGGGATATTTACCGCAGGGTTATTTGGAACAATCATGGAAAACGCTCTACGGTATGGCGATGCGTAAACCGAGTGGAGCATGGCCCCGATTGCTGTGATGCACCAACCGTGAAGGAAGAAGAATTACAGACGGCGGTAGTGAAAGCTATCAACATGGTACTTGGCAGTAAGAATGATATGATTGCCGCATTGGAAGAGAATATAGCAACGGTGCTTGCTTTGGATGATGAGACTTCGATGGAAAGCATCGATGCCAAGCTGGAAGAATTGCAGCAGGAGCTTCTGAAACGAGCCAATGCAAGGCAGGACTATGACGACCTTGCGGATGAGATTGACTGCCAGCGTGAGAAGAAACAAAAAGTCATGGCGGACAATGCCGAGCGAGAAGGGATGAAACAACGAATTGCAGAAATGCAGCAGTTCCTTGCTGGGCAGATAGAGCAGATTGAGGAATACGATGAGAAATTGGTCAGAAGAATGGTAGAGAAGATAACGGTTTATGAGGATAAATTCACGGTCGAGTTTAAGTCTGGCACAAGTGTGGAAGTGGAGAGATAAATAAAGAACAGGCAGCACCTTGCAGAAATGCAGGGTGTTTTTTGTGTTCATGAAAAGTTTACAAAAATAAATGCATCAATTAGTGCATAAAACTTGACAAGCGAAATAAAATAAAGTATCATTGTATTACAGAGAGGTAATGCAATGAATTCACACTACAATCAGAATTACACGAAAGAAGAAATAGATGTAATTTTGGAGAAAATTAAAAACTGTGTTGGTAATAATAAGTATACAATAGCATTAAATGAAAACAGGCAGGAAAACATAGATTTTATAAATGAATATAATATCCGTAGTAATAAGCAAAAAAGCATCTTATTGCAACTTAGAACCGAAGATTTTTGCCATACACTACAGAACACCAAAATAGGATATGAGTATGAAGTTTTGTACGTTTTTGTTCCACAGATAAAATTGTTTAATGCTGATGGCGAAGAAGAAATGGTT